CCTCTACGGAGCGAGATTTTAATTACTATCAGAAACTACGTAGAGAAAATCGTAACTTGTACTATTCCGCTAAGACGCAGCAACAAATGTTTGAGGATAAAGCTCGGCTTGGCGATAAGTTTGGTGCATAATTAAGGGAACTTAGACATGGCAATGACCACATCTAATACCTCGTTCCTGCAACGTGCTCAGGTCTACTCATCAGAATTAAAAGACATTCTGCGTGAAGAGATGATGGCACAACGATATGTGCGTATGCTTGATGGTTTTCCTGATGGAAACACTTTCAACATCCCATCTATCGGTCAGGCACAGGTAGACAACTACACTGAGGACAGTGCCGTTACTTACCGTCCATTAGACACAGGTAACTTCACATTCACAGTGGATAAGTATCTTTCATCAGCTACTTATATGACTAAAAAAGCAGAGCAAGACACATTCTATTCTTCAGAATTAATGTCACGCTTTGTACCTGAACAAGAACGTGCAATCATGGAACACTTCGAGACAACAACTCTCGCTGCTCCTGAATCTGGCGTATCAGCTAACTCTAACGAAGCAATCAACGGTATCTCAATGCGTGTTGGTTCTACTCAGACTGATGAAGTCATGGGTTTGAAAGAGTTTGCTTATGCACGTTACGCTCTGAAAAAACAGAACGTTCCAGACAGCAACTTGGTAGCCATCGTTGATCCGTCTGTTGAGTACACACTTAACACACTGAGCAACATCGTAAACGTGTCAAATAACCCACGTTTCGAAGGACTAGTTCGTGACGGTATAGCAACTGGTATGCGTTTCATTGCAAACGTATATGGGTTTGATGTATACTGCTCAAACTTCCTACCAGACGCAACCGACAACGCACTTGCAGACCTTGCAGGAACAAACCAAGACTACTCATCTACCAATGGTAAAGTCAACTTGTTCTTCTCAGCAGACCAGTCTGTAAATCCATTTATCGGTGCGTTCCGTCAACAACCTCAAGTGGACTACGACTACAACAAAGACTTCCAACGTCATGAGTTTGTAACAACTGCTCGTTACGGTGTCAAGTTGTATCGTCCTGAAAACATGGTTCGTGTTATCACGAAACCAACAGTAGCGTAAGGAGGTAGACTAATGAGTTATGTAAACGCAGACGGTCTAGAGATTCTTACCGCAGGTGAACAGGGAACTGCTGCAAAGCGTGGTACTTCTCTTTCAAGTCAAAAGAAAGCATTAGTGATGACAATCACAGGAACAGAAGTTCCTTCATCTGTGGCAACTCCACAGGATCACGATGCTTTCATCCCAGCAGGTTCGTACATCACTGGTGCTCACCTTATTGTCACAACAGCTTTCACCTCAGGTGGTTCAGCTACATTGACAGTAGGTACTTACCAGCAAGATGGTACTGTCGTAGATGCTGATGGCATTGACGCAACTGTTGCTTTGGCTGCTCTTGCAGCTAACAAAGCAGTAGCTTGTGACGGTGCAGCAGTAGGCGGTACAGCAACTGTTGGAGCTAACGATGTGTACATCGAAGCTATCTATGGCACAGCAGCATTTACTGCTGGTGAAGCCAAGTTGGTTATCGAATACATCGAGCCTTAATGACAATGGGGTGTTCCTTCGGGAGCACCCTACCTCATGCCCTAGGAGATTTTAATGGCAAACGTAAACCACTCTACACTAGCTGATCAGTACTTACATGAACCAAAGGGAGTTGTCTCAGCATCTTCTGGTGACGTTTACCTAGCTAACGGTTCTGGATCAGGTACTTGGACATCCAGACAAACAATATTAACAGTTCAGTTTCCAGACATTTCATCTGCAAGTAATTTGTATGTACCCATACCTTACGCAGGAACTATAACTAAAATACAAAGTGCTTTAACAGCAGCTATCTCTGGTGGAGATGCTGTCTTTACTATAACTAATTCATCAGGTTCTTCAATGGGAACCCTCACTATAACTCAGTCAGGTTCTGCTGCAGGTGACGTGGATACTCTAACACCTTCATCAAACAATACAGTAACAGCAGGAACTTTTATAAAGATAGCGTGTGATGGTGGACCAAGTTCACACGTTGAAGCTTGCATAGTTATTTGCGTGGATGGATCATAATGAAAAGCACTCTATTACAAGTAGTACAATCTATTCTGTCTGACATGGACTCAGAAGATGTCAACGCTATTGCTGACTCAGTAGAAGCTCAACAGGTAGCCTCAGTAGTAGAAGACACTTACTTCAATATAATTGCAGCAAGAGATATACCTGAACACAATAAACTTCTACCTTTAATTTCTTTAGGAGATAATACAAGACCTACACACTTTACGTATCCTGCAAGAACAAAGCAGTTGATACGTGTTGACTACAACATAGGTACTTCTTCTACCCCTGACTACAGAGAAATAGTTTATGTAGAACCTTTAGTGTTCTTGGATAGAATGGATGAGACAGCAAAGAAAGTTACAACAGTAGATCAATCAGCAGAGTTGTTTGTAGGAAATGACAAAGACCCATCTTATTATACTTCTTTTAACGACAACCATATTATTATGGATGCCTACGATGCTTCAGTAGAATCTAACTTAGCAGCTAACAAAACAAGAGCTTTCTGTTCTATCTACCCAACCTTTAGTCAAACAGACAGCTTTGAAATAGATTTAGATCAAACACTAATGCCTTTACTTTTAGCTGAAGCTAAGTCAGCTTGCATGAGTCTTTTTAAAGGTGGGTCTGATCCTAAGATTGAACAGGCTGCACGTAGATTAAAGTCTTACGTACAGAACGATCAGTATAAGACTAGACAAGCTTCAAGAAACCAGTACGGAAGAACTTAATGATAGATATAGAAACTGATACAGTAAACCAACGCTGTGTCATAAGATCTGACAAGATGATGTCAGAGATTTATGTACATAAAGAAGAAAGTGGATACAGTTTTTTTAGAGTTAAGTTTGAAAAGGGTTCTGTGCCTAGTGAGTTATCAGGCAGGTACTCTAGCTTAGACAAAGGCAAAGAAGCTGTAGAACATTACTTGAGAAACAAAGTAAAAACCAAAACTGTTCAGCGTAACGAATACGCAGACCAACGTGAGAAAGAACGTAATGGCTCAAAGTCTAAGTCAGAAAGCAACTAACAACTTTGTAAAGGGTCTTATCACAGAGGCTGCAGAACTTACATTTCCTGAGGGTGCTTCCGTTGATGAACTAAACTGTGACCTACGTAGGGATGGTACTAGACGTAGACGCTTAGGTGTAGAGTATGAAACAGGTAATGTGCTGTCTTCTTATACGCTTAGTGATGCTGAACAGACAGCTACAGGATCTTGGGTAAACGTAGGTGGTAATGCTGATCTAGAGTTCTTAGTATTTCAGAAAGGTGCTATTCTTTACTTCTACAACAAAGGTGCTTTACCTTACTCTAATCAAGTAGAGTCTAATTCAGTAAACCTAGCCTCTTACCAACAGTCAGGTTCTGCTGGCGCAGATACAGCTAAGTGTCAGTTTACATCAATCAAAGGTACTCTAGTTGTATCTTCATCTGAAATAAATACCATAGCTATTCAGTATAGCTCAGGAACATTTACAGTTACTCAGATTGGATTTGACATAAGAGACTTTGAGTTTCAAGGAGACACAAGCACTTATTTTACAAACAACTCGTCACCTTCTCAAAACAGAAAGTACGATGCACAAAACGCTGGTTGGAACACAGGTAGTGGTGCTCCTACAGATTTAACTAAAAGACTTACTCATCCTTGGTACGCAGGTAAAGATAGTAACGGTGATTATCTTGAAGCTGAATGGGATAAAATATACGGTGGTACAACACTAACAGGTAATGGTCACTACATACTAGACTTCTTTACTAAAGACAGAGCTTCGGCTTCAGGACTCAGTGGACTAAGTAAACCTACGGATACAGAAAGTTCTAGGTTTAGATGCGCTGAGTCTTTTTCTGGTAGGGTGTTCTACGCAGGTATTGACAGTGCTGAAAATGCTGGTACAATACTATTCTCT